GGATGAGGTAGTTGAGGCCGTTGACCTCAGCAGTCTGTGATGGTCAGGTACAGCATTATTTCATCCGGCAGTCAAGGCAACGCCGTGGTCCTCAACGACTTTGTACTGGTGGATTGCGGCGTGCCATACAAGCAGATCGCCCCATATGTTCCGCAGCTCAAGCTGGTGCTGCTTACCCATATTCACGGAGACCATTTCTGCAAGAGGACCCTGCGGCGGTTGGCGGCCGAGCGGCCAACACTCCGCTTCGGCTGTTGCCGCTGGCTGGTCTCTCCGCTGGTGGCCGCAGGGGTGCCGGAACGGCAGATTGACGTATTAAGGCCCCGCGTCATGTATGGGTATGGCCTCTGCAATGTGATTCCGTTTGAGCTTACCCACAACGTTCCAAACTGCGGCTATAAGGTGCATTTCCGCAACGGCAAGGTCATTTATGCCACCGACACCAATAACCTCAACGGCGTGCAGGCAATCGGCTACGACCTGTATCTGATCGAGGCCAACTACACCGAAGAGGATATCCATCGCCGCATCAAGGAAAAGCGTATGGCCGGAGAGTTTGCCTACGAAGAACAGGCTCTGCGGAATCATCTGAGTGCAGAGAAATGCACCGAGTTCTTGCTGAAAAATATGCGCGGCAACAGCGTATCGGTTCCGATGCACGTTCACGTCGACAAGGAGGCGCCAAATGATAGTCACCGCGAAAATCCTTCAGGGGGAGGGCAAGAAGCTGGTGGTATTGCCGGATAAGGATATCAGCCGGTATCTGGCACAGAAGCGCCCGTCCCGGGTCGAGATCAGGCTGAACGATGGGCGCACCATTTCAGCAGACCAGCGAAAGAAGATATTCGCGATCATTCGGGATATCGCAATCTGGTCGGGGGATGACCCGGAAAGCATCCGGCAGCTGCTCACGTGGGACTTCTGTGGGCGAAGCGGCCGGGAATGGTTCAGCCTCTCAGATACCGACATGACCACAGCCAAAAACTTCATCAACTATCTGATTGAGTTTTGCTTCCACTGGTCAGTGCCGACCAAAGACAGCCTGCTCAACCAGACCGATGACATCAGCAAGTATCTGTATCTTTGCCTCGCAAACCGCCGCTGCGCCATCTGCAATAAGCCGGCAGAGGTGCACCATGTAGACCGGATCGGCATGGGGCGCGACCGTGAGCAGATCGTCCATGTTGGACTGAATGCGGTTGCCCTGTGCCGGGCGCATCACGATGAGGCGCACTGCCGGGAGAAAGACCTTTTCGAAGACTACCACATCTACGGCATCAAGCTGGACAAGTATCTGTGTGATCGCCTGAATCTGCGCACAGAATAGCGGGGCCATCCCCAAGGAGGACGGCTATGGAAAGACCGTATTTTTGTGCTTATCATTCCTACCTGGAAGAACTCGAACAACTCACAGACTCTGAGAAGGGGAGACTTTTCGTGGCATGCCTAACCTACAGCATGACGGGTGAAGTTCCGCAGCTCAGAGGGAATGAGCGATTTGTGTTTCCGGTTATGAAAAAACGGATTGATGAGGACAAGCAACGGTTTGCGGAGCTGGACCGAAAGCAGGCTGAAAATGGTCGCAAGGGAGGCCGTCCCCGCAAAAAGCCACAAGAAGCCGCAGACGGAAAACAAAGCTCCGAAAAACCCAAAAAACCCATGGGTTTCTCAGAAAACCCAAAAAACCCACGGGTTTTCACAAATAGCGAAGAAACCCACGGGTTTTCACAATTTGCAGCAGGTGCCGTAAAAGAAAACAGGAAAATATTCGATGATTCGGAACTTTATGCAAACACAGAAACCCATGGGTTTTCACAAAATACGTCGATTTCACAAAAACCCATGGGTTTTTCCGAAAACAATGCAGGGCTTAATAATATAGCTGCTATAGAAGAAATAAAAAAGAAAATAGCAGCTAAAGCTGCTACAAAAGAAAAAACAAAGAATCCACCTGACGGTGGGCTGCCGCTGCCGCCTCCGAGTGAGGGAGAATGCCCGCATCCATCCCCAGAAGCTACATGGCTTGAGCTGGGATTGGGTCAGCGTATTGGCAAAGCGCTCAAAGACATGCTGGATGAGTTTAGGCAGGCCGGCATCTCGGATACCGTAATCGCTGCAGCCATGCGGGAAGCAGCCGAGTATGAAGCAAAAGCTCCACTGCCGTATGTCCGACGCATCTTGGAGCAGTGTCAGGCGTATGGGATCTTTACAGCGCAGGACTGGAAAGATTCGCACAAGGGAAATAGAGGCAGTAAGCGAGTTGACCGCGCCACTCCAAGCGGCAACGACTTTTTGGCTGACGCACTCAGCAGGCCCCGCCGGCATAAGCGGACGGGGTGATCGGGAAGGAGGAATGAAACATGGGGTCGGACGCCCGGCTTGTCCGTGGGGCAGCCCAGAAAGAGCTGGTCAAGGCCTTCGAAAGCCTCTGCGGCCGACATGGCCGGTGGGAGGTCTGGGCTGATTGGATCACCATGTCGGCCTGCTCGATTTCCTGCGCCGTAGACGCGGCGCACAAGGAAGCCCGCGAGAAGCTCTATCAAACCACCCGGGCCAAGTACACCGAGGCCGAACTGCAGGTCATGGCCGAGATGCTGGGCATGGTTGTCTCGGCGCTGGATGAAGACCAGAATCAAGACCTGCTGGGTGAGATTTTCATGACGCTTGGTCTTGGTAATGAGCACAATGGGCAGTTCTTCACGCCCTACAACGTGTGCCAGGCGATGTCTCAGCTCACGATCGGAGACGTCGCGGCTCAGGTAGAGGCACAGGGCTGGATCTCAGCCGCAGACCCGGCCTGCGGCGCAGGGGCGCTCCTGGTGGCCTTCGCCAACGAGTGCCTGCGGCAAAAGGTCAACTACCAGCAAAGTGTGCTGTACGTTGCCCAGGACATTGACTTCACCGTTGGCCTGATGTGCTACATCCAACTCAGTTTGCTGGGCTGCGCGGGCTATGTGGTCATTGGGGATTCGCTGGCGCACCCGTCAACCGCCTACGACCGGCGGGGGCTGATACCGCGGGATGAAGGCAATGTCTGGTATACCCCGATGTATTTCCACACCATCTGGCAGTGGCGCCGGGCACTGGCGCAGGTGGACATGATGTGCAAGGCCAGTCAAGGGCTGAAAGAGCATCAAAATCAACCTGCACCGAAAGAACCTCCAAAGAGGCCCTGCAAGGGCGGTAAGGGTGAATCAAGGAAGAATGTCGAGGATGACTCAAAACGCCGCCCACAGCTGCCTGATTTTAGCGCAAACGAGTATGGACAGCTTACGCTGTTCTGAAGGGAGCAAAAATGGACACCATACACACCACAAACGCCGTAGAGTTCGTCGATTGGCGGGCCAAGGCAAAAACCAAGCTCGAGGACGAGAACAAAGCCTTCAAGGGCAGCCGGGAAGCACGGGCTGTCCGGGACTACATCCTCAAGACGCTGATCTGTTTCGCCGACCAGGAGCCGCGCTTCGCAGAGGTCATATGCAACACCAAGCGCACGTTCTCTGAGTGCTGCGCTGCTGTCGTACATAATGCCGGGGGCATGATCTCCGACCTCGATGCCTACCGCCGCGCGGTGCAGTTCTACTTCCCCAACGCGGAAGTGGAGTTCGTCATGAACGTGAAGCTGACCGGGGCAGCGCCCACCGAGGCAGAAATGCAGAAACCGGCTGAGATCAAGCCGGCGGAAGCGGCGCCCAGACCGGCCGCACCCACAAAACCGAAAAAAGAGCCTGCTGCAAAGCCTGTCCCGAGGCCGAAGAAGGCCAAAGAGGACAAGCCCAAGCAGGATGACGGCATCATGCAGCTGTCACTGTGGGGGTGAGCGTTATGATCCTTGGTGTAAAAGCTTTCACGCCGCAGCTTACGGCTGTGAAGGGGAAGGGCGAATACCAGTTTAAGCCCGGGAAAAATGTGACCGAAAAGGCTAAATGCGCCAACACCGGTTTCCACCTCTGCGAAGACCCGCTGGATTGCCTGACCTACTATGACTGGGATGGCAAGAACCAGTTTTGGGCAGTGGCGGCCGGCGGGGACATCGATGAGGATTGCTTCGGGACGCGTATCAGCTGTACTGAGCTGACGCTGATCCGGCGCATAACGGAAGAAGAATTCTTGCTGCTTCATGCGAATTATGTAATGTGGCATCCGGCGGGACATCTCGATCAGAATAGGGGGCCGTTCCATATCGCATACAAGGGTGCCCCGATATCTGGCAAACTGGAGGACTGGTTGTGCAGTATCAACGGCTTTGATTGTGTGATCGCGCAGGTGGATGGGATTAAAGTTTTTCCTGATACAAGATACACCTTCGCCGAACTTAAGGAGGCAGCCAAATGAAAAAAGCAGATGAACTGATGCTCTACACACCGGCTCCGAAGCGGCCGCCGCTGGACGCCAGGCGGTGCATCTCAGTCGCCGAAGGATTGGGCCAGGGCAGGTATATTAAGGGCAAAACCCTGACCGTGGCAGTCTGGGATGACTGCAAAAACCCGTTGGTGGTCTGGCGATTCTGCGGGGATTATTGGACAGGGGAACTCCGCCGGAAAAAGAATCCTTGCAGACGATTCCTGCGTCCTGATTACATCGACACAGAACATGGCCGGTCGCTTCTGCGCACCGATGTTGCGGCCACGCAGCATGAGTCTGAGCTGCTGCAGAACTATTTTGACGATCACCGGATCGGGGATCTGATTCGAATTGTCGATAATGCTCTCTCAGCTGCCAGCCGAAAAAAGAGGGAAATCAGAGATGCCAAGCAGGCAAAAGAGACAAAGAAGATGCTTGCAACATTGCCCGAGATTCCGTGGGATATCCATAAAAGAATTTTGGCCTGCTGCCATGATGATGTTTTCCTGTGGATCACCAATACCAAAGAATCCCGCGTTTTCCCCGGCGGAGTCAAAGAGATGGTTCCGGTCCAGCGTGTGCGCTGCGACAGCTGCGGAGGGGAGTACAGTGTTGATGGCCGTGAGATGAAGCACAAAAAGATGGCCGCCTGCCGGTGCTGTGGAAGGACAATGCAGATCTACAATACCCAGTACTCTGCCCGCCGGGTATGGAGGGCCAGAACATTTCTTTTGAGCCAGCCGGATAACAATGCCGTGTGGGTTCGCCGGATGGTAGTGTATTTCAATTTTGAGAACCATAATGCAAATCTTGATATCTGTCCCGGGGATATCTGGTGGACTGATGGTGCCAGTGCGAAACACTGGAAAAAGAAATATTTCTTCAAGGATAACCAGTGGGATTCCCGGTATATCATGTGCCAAAGCAATGACATCTCCAAGGGGATGACGGCATCGACTGGTTATTATCAACCGAGAGTTTATGCCGCATGGGAACGCACCTTTGAACATGACCTCCGAAAGGTCATGAAGTCTGGCTGGATCAAAAAGTACGACAAGGGCTGCAACTTCTACCGGGAAGTCAAATTTTGGGAAAGCTGCCGCCGGTATCCGATGGCCGAAAGCCTCATAAAGACGGGGTGGGCAGATGCCCTTGCAAGTTACCTCGATGGATCAGACGGAGGATACTGCAATCATCAACACCTGAAAATACACTCCAAAACATACTACGGAGTGTTTGGGTTGACCAAGAATGAGCTGGCCTTGATCCACGGAAGAAAAGACACCTTCACCGATGTGAATGAAGCCGTAGGCTGGAAAAAAGCTGGTCTGCAGATCACAGCAAGAAACCTTCAGATGGTGAGTGCGCTTTCAACCTATCGTGTCCAAGACATTCTGAAAGAACATGGACTATCCAGATCGCTGAAATACCTGAGACAACAGACACGGCGCATCACCGGAAAATACGATGGCGTTATCAATCCCCGGGTCACATCGGACTGGATTGACTATCTGGATATGGCCCAAAAAGCAGGAATGAATCTGGCTATCGAAAGCGTCCTATATCCGCTTGACCTAAAACGCCGGCATGATGATCTGGTCGCTGAAAGAGCGCGACTGGCTAGGCTGGATCATCTCAAAGATGTGAGGCGGCAGATCGAGGAGGAAGCGGCCGATCTGGAATCTCGGTTTAGCATTGAGCAGATCATGCAAAAGATCAAAAAGACCTATCAATACGATGGAGAAAAATACCTGATTCGCGTACCGGATGGGGCAAAAAGCATCCTGGAGGAAAGCCGATACCTGGATCACTGCATCCAGCGTGGTACCCGGTATTTTGAGAGGATTGCCACCCGGGAAAGCTACATCCTGTTCCTGCGGAAAAAGGATGAGCCGAACACACCGTGGTATACGCTTGAAGTTGAACCCGGCGGAACAATCCGACAAAAGCGCAGCTACAACAACAACCAGTTCGATGATCTGGAAGATGCCAAACCGTTCCTTGCAGAATGGCAGCTGGTCGTCCAGCGGCGCATGAGTGCAACAGAAGTTAGCCTGGCTGAAAAGTCCCGGGCGATGCGGGATCAGGAATTCGAAGAGCTGAGAAAGAAGGGCAGCGTCATTCGTACCGGATCTCATGCCGGGCAGCTGCTAGTTGATGAACTGATGCGAGACTTGATGGAGGTGGAACAGAGTGCGGGATAAAAAAGAGATTCTTTTAACGCCGGCAAAAACTGGGGTGGGCTTATCCGAAACAGAGAGACTGGAAGTTGGGCGTTTGATGCTCAAAGCTGGTTATCGGGTAACGCTCGTGAAGCGCCGGCCGCCCGGAAAAACGGCTGGCCCGCAGGAGCACTATATTGTCTTGGACAAATTGGAAGGAGAGCTATAATGCCCGATACACGATATGGCCACAACCCCAGCGGCGCCGCTGATCCCACCAGAACGCAGGCAGAAGAAAATATCCTCAAAGATGAAAAGCGTATCGGAGATTTGGTACACGTTCTGCGTTACGTTGCTGATGGTGCGGGCTTTGAAATCATGGGCCGCGTGACGCTCATCGACAAAAGAACGGGGAGGGTCTACAAGTGAATGGCCAGATTGCTGGGTTCCTGGTCATATATGGAATCGCATTGTGCATAGCGCGCAAGCTGTGCGATAAATTCTTCAATAGAATGCCGAAAGAGAGGATCGCCATGACGCTGAAAGACACTGCCAAGCTGATGGTCAGCGATGACTACAAAGACCGCTTCAAAGCTGAATATTTTCAGCTCAAGATTCGTCACGACAAGTTGTGCGCTATGCTGAACAAATGGGATGCAAGAACTCTGGAGTTCGCTCCTACTTGCCCTCGCAATCTGTATGATGGTCAAATGCGAGCGATGCGCTGGTATCTGTGCGTTCTGGAAAACCGGGCAAGGTTGGAGGGCGTGGATCTGAAAGGAGGGGAGGACGATGGTTAATATCCTGGGCCTGGATAAATACAAAGTACTGGATGCACTGGAGGTGAATGCCGGGCAGCGATTTGACCAGCTTACACCAAGGTATCCCGTCTACGGAAAAGTGGTCCAGGGCAAATCGATTTACATTGACCTTACATACGACGATGGCCTTGACGAAAGCTCTTATGACCGCGTTTTCGGAGCCGGAGCGGTGCAGTCCATCATCAACAAGTTGAGAATGGGGTCTGAATATGAGAAATAGAACTACCGTATTGCACGGTATGCTTACTGATCTTAAATCCTACCTAATAACAAGTGGATGGACATTGGAACAGCCGGTGGGGGCTTATGAAGTCCTCCGGGCTCGTCGTCCAGGATACCCTCGGCCACTTCTTGTTCATGACCGGACATCTGGGGGTTGTGGCTACAGCATCGACGAACGGGACATAAAGGTCTATGACGGATGGATAAGAAACCGTAAAAAGCGTGGCCTTCCGGCTTACGCCACCGATGAAGAATGGCACGAGTATTGGAAAAAAGGGGGGATTCAAGCAGATGATTAAGACGTTCGTTTGTGATCGCTGTGGTGCCGAGACGGGAAAAGACTATACAACCAGCATTTGGTGCAACTGGATAGCAGGAGCAGAAAAAATACCTACTCGCTATGATCTCTGCCGGAATTGTGCATATGAATTCAGAGCATTTCTGGTGGGAAAGAGGGAGCAGCCGGATTCCGCAAAGAGTTCGAAGAAATGCAAAGAGCGATATGGTGGGGTTTGCAGGACCAAGATGGAGGACACGATGAAAGCTAAAAAGATGATCGCCCTGGCTGCGCTGATCCTTGCCCTGTGCGGGTGTGGTACATCAGCAGCGACCAGTGAGCAAGACTCATGGGATAATGATTTTCAGATGGAATGGATAGCTGATGAAGGGAGCTTTGAAGTCTATCAAGATCAGGAAACCGGGGTACAATACATCGTATTTTGGCACGGTTACAAATTTGGGATCACGCCCCGTTACAACGCCGACGGGTCACTGTACAGCGGCAAGGAGGAGAGCCATAGTGGATATTAAAAGTGTAATCATGGCTGCGGCTGTTGTGGTTGTTTTTTGCGCCGTCACCTGTATCTTGGTGTGGGGGCCGATTTTGCTGCTGATTTATACGGCGCTTGGTCTATGAAAGAACCTATCAAAGTCCAAATCTGCGGCAGCAAATGTGCTGGGGTGCAGTGCGTCCGGTGTTGCGGGGATAGCAGGCTAAAAACCCCTGCAATGATTGACTATCGGAATTATTATGACTTTGGTTGTTGTGCGAGATGCAGATCAAAGGCCGCAGTATATTTGGCCAACGGACAGATAAAAGAGGCTGGAGAAACCTGTGGCCTATATAATCCCGGATGGCGATGGAAAGGAAAACAAAAATGAAAATTTCAAAGTGTAAAGGCTGCGGAGCTCCTATCGTGTGGATCAAAACAACTGGAGGCAAGATGATGCCGTGCGACCCGGATCGGGTTACATATAAAGCCGAACGTGGAGGGTCGAATAGAATTGTGACATCGACGGGGCAGGTGTTGAGCTGCAAAACGGGCGTTGCAAGCCATGAAGCCGACGGCACTGGATATGTGCCTCACTGGAGTACCTGCAGAGCAGCTGGTTCATTCCGAGGAAAGAGGTGACCATCGTTGCGACCCTGCAAATCATGCGCAGAAAAAACGTATTGCACCAAGATGTGCGACAGCTGGAAAATCTGGTTTGCAGTACAGTGGCGCAAAATGCGCGAAGATGCGGTTCGCATCATCAAGCGGCGTGACGCCAGAAAGGAAAAAGAAAATGAGCAAGTTTAAGGATGATCTGAAGCTCCTGGGTGAGCTGCAGGGCCTCATTGATGAGGCCAAAAAGACGGCCAATCCTCCTGACTACGCCAAGGATGTTTTCGGGGCTATCTCTCCGGTGCTCAAGAAAGTGATGCCGGCTGCCAGGATGCGGGCAGTGCATCAGATCGATGTCCTTACCCGCGCCAAGGCTCGCCTTGAAGAACTGATGGAGGCCGACTATGAGTCCGATTGAGTTTAAGCAGCAGAATATCGTATTCACCGCTCCGGCGGGCATGGAAGATAAAGTGGAACAGCTCCCGGCGTTCCGCGGGGAGGGACAGGTGATCTCCTGCTGGCATTTGTCTTTCTGGGAACGGCTGAAACTGCTCTTTACCGGCCGGCTCTGGTTCAGCGTGATCGGCAACGCACAGCCGCCTATCTGGCTCGGCGTCGATTGTCCGTTTATCTGAGATGGAGGTACTTATGAACAACAGCAAGAAGCGCCATGACGGCGGGGCTTACCGCCGGTATCAGACCATGACCAGCTATCATGCCAAGCCTGGCAAAGACCGCTCGAAGGCCGGCAAGCGCAAAAAGAAGAAAAAGTGAGGCCGCAGGATGTATAAAGAGTTCCTGATAAAGGAAGTTACGCAGGCAGAGGCCCACACCATCATCCAGAGCCGTGAGCCGCATGGGCTATTCTACCGGCGGGATGGCAACCGCTGGGTTGGCATCGATAATATGACAGGGGATGCCTGGGTCGAAGAATTTGACAGCCAGGAGCAGTGCTTTGCATGGCTCCGCTGCGATTAAACCCACAAAAAAAGAGAGCCGCTTGCGCGGCCCCCGGAACACAAGCCTATTATATACGAATTTTGTGATTTTGGCAATAGGCCAGGAGGGCGCGCAATGGAACTTCCAGCAGATATCATGGCCGTCATCAAGGAAACGGCTAAACAGACCGCAAAGGCAGTTGTCACCGAACAGGATACGCAGCTCGAAGAGCGGCGGGACCGGCGACTGCACAATACCCAGCTGCTCCTGAAAAACTACCGCAAGTTCAAGCTGCACTGCACAGGGGCAGTCTACACGGATGAAGAAGGAGATCACGATGGATCCGAGGAAGAGGAGGCCATTGAGCTGCTGGATATGATGATGAACAAGAATCGGATGGCTGTGGTTGAGTCGATCCGCATGTCCTGCCGCCGCACGAAGATCATCATGAAGCACATCGACAATGTCCTGAGTATGTATGAGGTCTACTGCAACCAGAAGGCAGACAATGCGGATGGCCGGACCGCCCGGCGGGAGTGCCAGGTCTTGCGGCGCTACTATATCTCCGACGATGAGCCGACCTACGATCAGATTGCGGCCGATCTGCAGATTTCGCCGAGACAGGTCTACAGAGACCTCTCGTCGGCCACAGCGCAGGTGTCGGTCTTCATGTTTGGGGTCGATGCTCTTGACAACGAACCCTAAATTTGTCAAAATCATGTCATTGACAAGGCAATTTGAATGTGGTAAAATTGTATCCGTAAAATTCTAATCATAGCCATGAAGCCGCCCGATTCGCCTCGGGCGGCTTTTTGTTTGGCCGGAAAGGAGGCGAAAAGCCGCATCACTCCCTGTAAAGCAAGAAATGCAGAGAAGGGAGTAACAGTGAAAGAACAGCAGATTTCGTATCGAGACATTTCTGAGATTCACCCCTATGAGCATAATCCCCGCAATAACGATGCAGCCGTTGAACCGGTAGCCCAAAGCATCAAGAACTTCGGTTTCCGGGTGCCGATCCTGATTGACAGGGAAGGAACCATCATTGCAGGGCATACCCGCTACAAGGCGGCGCAGCTGCTCGGCATGGAGCGCGTGCCTTGCATCCTGGTGGATGATCTCTCCGATGAGCAGGTTCGAGCGTACAGAATCGCCGACAACAAAGTCGCCGAAGCGTCCAGCTGGGATGAGGACATCCTCCGCATCGAGATGGAGGCACTGAAAGCCCTGAACGTAGACCTTGAGCAAACCGGGTTTACCGACCTGGAAGTCGATGGAATCCTCCGCGAGATGCAGGATGTCGATTTTGAGGACTTCTTCATTGAGCCGGTGCAAAAGCCGGCAGAGAGGGCCCAGCAGGAGCCTTCACCGCAGCGGGACGAAGAGGGCGAGGTGCGGCAGCCCGCCAGTGGATCGCCCGCAAAACGGATCAAATGCCCGCACTGTGGAGCCTGGATTGACCTATGAGGTTATTCCTGGCCGGAACCAACTGCGATGAGCCTGCGGTGAGAAAGCACCCGCCTGAGTACGTTTTGGAGAGCTTCTACTACTTCAAGCCGTGGCAGGCCGAAGAACTTCCGCGCTGGAAGATATTCCTGTTGGACAGCGGGGCCTTTACCTTTATGCACAGCCAGGAGGCGGCGGCCAAGCCCGTGAACTGGGACGCATATCTGAGCCGTTACATTGCTTTCATCAATCAGTACCGCATTCAACACTTCTTTGAGCTGGATGTGGACATGATAACCGGCTATGATGCCGTCAAGAGGATGAGGGCGAGGCTGGAAGCTGAGACCGGCCGGCAAAGCATTCCGGTCTGGCATCGGTCACGGGGCCTGGACGAGTTCAAGCAGCTCTGCAAGGATTATCCCTACATCGGCATCGGAGGGTTCGCCATCAAGACGATCCGCCCGAGCGAGTATGGATATATTCGCCGTCTGGTGCAGTATGCCAATGCCTGCGGCGTCAAGGTGCATGGCCTGGGGTACAGCAAAAAGGATGTGCTGGACTACGGCTTCTACAGCACGGACAGCACGACCTGGTCTACGACGGTCAAGTTTGGAGGCACATCCTATTTTGACGGGAAGCAGATCATAGCAGTCCGGCCGCCCAAGGGAAAAATCGGGGGAGATCATCGCATACGGCGGGAATACTCGCTGGTCGAATGGATCAAGTACCAGAAATACCTTGATACGAAAGGAAAATGGCGTGAGTAAAGAAATCGTCTACCGCATCGAGGATGGGATGGACAGGGAAAAGGTTCTCTGCACCACCTACCAGATGCGGAATTTTTATTTGCAGTTCAGGGATGGGTTCTTTACCAACCTGGACGTGATGAACTACATCCAGCACTTTGCGGCCGCCCAGATGGCCAAGAAGGGCGGGAACGTTGTGGATGTCTGCTGCGGCCGGTCGCTGATGCTGCCGCTGCTGCGGTACTATGCCAAGAACATCCGCAGCTATACCGGCATCGACATCAGCAAAACCAACATCAAAGAGGCGATGCGGGGCGCAACCGCCCGCAACCTCGAACCCAAAGACCTTGCATCCTATTATCCGTTCAAGGTCTGCTGGAAGCTGGGCAACGTGGCCGAGATGTCCAAAGTCATCCCGGCGGGGTTCGCTGATTTTGTGATCTACACCTCTGCCATCGAGCATATGCACCCCGAGGACGGGGCAAAGAGCCTGGTCGAGTGCTGGAAGATCATGAGGCCGGGGGCAAAGATGTTCCTGTCCTGCCCGAACACCCCGGGCAACGGTTACGACACCCAGTACCGGGCCCATGTGTACGAGTGGGGCTATAACGAGCTCAAGGTCAAGCTGCAGGAGATCGGCTTCTCGATTCTCCAGGAGATCGGCCTGGTGGCCGGCGCCAAGGAGCTGGACGCTCTCTACGCAGAGCAGCCCGAGCCTCTGTCTGCATTTTACCGGCGGATGAGAGCATATCTCCCTTCCGTGTGGCTTACCGCGATCATGGCGATTCCCTTTCCCCAACAGGCAAAGGAGCTGCTCTTCATCGTGGAGAAACCGAAGGAGGCGTGAAGGATATGCTGGATAACTGCTACAAAGTCAAAAAGATCATCTACAAACAGCACTGCCGCTGCTTTTGCCCCATCGGTCAACGGCACTACACCAACAACTTCACGGTGACCATCTCGCCGGAGGAAACGATCCCGGACTATTGTGAGATAGACCAGTGGATTGCGAAGAACCTCGAAGGGGAAACGCTGCTCATAGAGGATGCGGCAAGGCTCCTGCAGCAATGGCTCGAAACCGAGCTGTCCTGCGGGGTGTCTGTCCTGGACGAGGTATCCGACGCCGGCCACGGCGCCGTGACAGTGGAGGTGTAAGATGGAGATGAAGGCAAAAGACCTGTGCCGGACGGCTCTCGTGGCCGCCCTCTATGTGGCGCTTACAACGCTCAACCCACTTTCGTGGGGCGCTGTGCAGCTCCGTGTGGCCAATATCCTCTGTGCAGCGCCACTCTTCAAAAAGAGCTACGCCCCGGCGGTCCTGCTGGGCATCGGCATCGCAAATGCAATGAGCCCGTTTGGCCCGATGGATGTCCTGTTTGGGCTGGCAGCCGAAGGCGTCGCCTATGCACTGGTAGTCTGGGGGCCTCTCAAGTGGCTCCCGGCGGCGCTCAAAGCCTTTGTGCTCTCGCTGTGTGTGGCGCTGGTGATAGGTGTGGAGCTGGTTCTGATGACCGGCGTACCTCTCTGGGTGGTCTGCCCGGGGTTGTTCGTCGGAACATTTATAGTTGTTGAGGCAGGGGTGTTTCTGCTGGAACATTCCCCGCTTCGTAATGTTATTTGAGTGTGACGCAGCGCGGTCTCTTTATCGAGGCCGCGCTTTATTTTTTGGGAACAACATAAAGGGCGGTGGTGATGATGTAGGTGGACCTCCGGGATAAAGGCTATACGCTCTACAAAAAAGGCCTGAAGTACAAGGAGATTGCCGAGAAGCTGGACGTGTCGGTGAACACAGTCAAGAGCTGGGCCAGCCGGTACTGGAAGGCTGAACAGGTTGCAACCAAAAGTTGCAACCGAAAGAAAAAGGTTGCAACCGAGAAAGTTGCAACCAAAAAGCAGGCCGGACCGGGCGCACCCAAGGGCAACGTGAATGCTGTGGGTAACCACGGCGGGGCGCCGCCCGGGAACACCAATGCGCTCAAGCACGGCGGCTGGTCAGCCGTTATGTTCGGGAGTTGGTCGGAAGAAAACCGGGCAGCCATCGAGCAGTGTGACAAGTCCGTTGATGTGGAAGATCTACTGGTGCAGGAGCTGCAGCTGCTCACCGCCCGCGAAAGCTTCCTGATGCAGCGGATCGCCAAGTACTCCGAAAAGCCTACACACATCCAGATGGTACACACCTCCAAAACATCGAGGTCATTCAGCCGGGTGGATGGGAATGCGGAGCTGGAGGCCAGAGACAAGGAGAGGTATATCGAGGCAATCGACAAAAAGGTCGAGCGGGGGGAACGCCTCCCTGGAACAAGCGTCGATACATCCACCACTGTTGAAGCGTCCTATCTGATCGTCGAGCGCTTGGAAAGGCTGCTGACAGACGTCCAGCGCCAGAAGGCCAAGGTCATCCAGCAGCTTGCAGAGGTGCGCCGCATGAATGGCAGCGGTGCCAATGAGGTTGTGGATGACTGGGCTGCCGCAATCGTGGGGGAGGCTGACCAGGAATGAACAGGAGAGACATCTTCCGAGAGCGGATCAGACTGTACCGCCAAGACCCGCTTATATTTTTCCGGGAGGTTACACGGTTCCAACCCGACGATTGGCAGGTGAAGGCAGCAAGGGCCATTGCAGAGGGCCGCCGCCTGGCCGTCCGTTCTGGACAGGGCGTTGGCAAGACGGCCTTTGAGGCCAATGTAGTGCTTTGGTTCCTGGCCTGCTTCCCTTACCCCCGTGTGGTCTGCACAGCCCCGACGCGCCAGCAGCTCAACGATGTGCTGTGGGCCGAGATTGCAAAATGGATGGAAAGCAGCCAGATACTTGGCCTGCTCCTCAACTGGACAAAGACCCGCGTCTATATGCGGGGCTACGAAAAGCGCTGGTTTGCGGTGGCCCGCACCGCCACCAAGCCCGAGAATATGCAGGGCTTCCACGAAGACAATATGCTGTTCGTGGTGGACGAGGCGTCCGGCGTTGCAGACCCCATTCTGGAGGCTGTGCTGGGCACGCTGTCCGGCCCCAACAACAAGCTGCTGTACTGTGGCAACCCCACCAAAGCGACGGGCGGCTTTGCAGATGCGTTCGGGCGGGACGCGGCAACCTGGTACACCATGACCGTGTCCAGCCGGGACAGCCCCCGCACAAACAAGGACAACATCGCCGCACTGGAAGCAAAGTACGGCGCGAACTCCAATGTGGTGCGTGTCCGTGTAGACGGATTGCCGCCGCTTGCAGAGGACGATGTGTTTATCCCCATCTCGATTGCAGAGCAGGCGACCATGAATGAGCCAGTAGAACATATCCGGCTGTCTCGCATTGCAATCGGCGTGGACGTTGCCCGCTTTGGCGATGACCAGACGGTGATCTCCACCAATATCGACAACGACATCGTGCGCATTGACAAGCGGCACGGACAAGACCTGTACAAGACCGCTGAGGACATTCTGGCCGCCTATATCAGTCTGCACGGCAGGTATTCAGAGAGCACGGTTTACGCCGTCATCGATGATACCGGCCTGGGAGGCGGCGTAACCGACATCCTTCGCCACGAGAAAGAGGCGCGGGATCTGAATTACCTTGAAGTCATACCGGTGAATTTTGGAGCAGCTGTACCAGACAAGGAAGCCGCTCAGAACTATGCTGATATCTCTACATGGATATGGTCGGTCCTGCGGGACCGGGCACAGGCCGGCGTGCTGCATTTGCCGAACGATGCGGAGCTGATAGCACAGCTCTCGACCCGGAAATATGTCTTCGCGGGTACACCGCCAAAAATCAAGCTGGAAAGCAAGGATGCACTGAAGAAGCGCGGGCTGCCCAGCCCTGATATAGCCGACTCGGTCGCTCTGGCCCTCTATGAGCCGGTATGTTACACCTGGGAACTTGGATGAAAGGAGGAATGCAGATGGCTTTGTTTGGCCGGCGAAAGCGCAGTATAGAACAGCAGTATACTGGCATCAATACAAGCGTGATGATTCCGCGCTATACTACGCCGCCGGAACGCAATACCAGAGAGTGGCTTGACACTTTCAGGAAAAACCCCCGCCTGGCTGTGGTTAATCGTATCGCCTCCGACCTTTCTACCTGCAAGGGCAAGTTGTATAAGATCGATGAGGTCAGCGGCGACGAGGTGGAGATTCAGACGCATCCATTCATCGACATGATGAAACGGCCGAATCCCCTCTTTGAAATGACCTCGGGCGCCGTGTGGCGTTTGCTGCAGATCTACCTGGACCTAAAAGGCGAGGGCTATTTCCTTTTCGAGTTTGATGCCATGGGCCGCCCGGTGGAACTGTGGCCCATGCCGCCCAACTGGGTGCAGCAGACCCCGTATCTGGGGCACCCGTTCTACGAGATCAAATCCACCGATGGGCAGATCAGGCAGATTCCAGTGGATGACATCTTCTTCATGAAGAACCTGGACCCACTCGACCCCTATAAGCGGGGCCTGGGTGAGGCTGAGGCCCTGGCTGATGAAATCGAGACGGACGAGTACGCGGCGAAGTTTCAGAAGAAGTTTTTCTATAACGATGCCACGCCGTCCACACTGATTTCAATGCCGGGCAGCTCCAGAGATCAGCGTAAGAGGTTCCGCGAGGAATGGAACGCTCATTTCAGGGGCCCATTTAACAGTCATGGAATCGCCACGGTTGACGGCGAGGTAACCGTCACCAAGCTGGCCGAGAATATGCGCGACATGGACATGATGCAGGGGCGCGAGTTCTTGCGGAATGCCGTGCTAGAGCACTTTGGAGTGCCCAGAGAAATCATGGGCATCACCGAAAACAGCAACCGCGCAACGGCTGACGCTGCCCAGTACATCTACGCTCAAAACGTGCTGATGCCCCGGCTGGAACGCCGGGAGGAAGCAATCAATACGCAGATCCTGCCGTTCTACGGCGAGGGGCTTGTCTGGCACTTTGATGACATCGTGCCGCACTCCCAGGAGTTTGACAAAGGTGTGGCGCTCGACGGATGGAATGCCGGCCTGCTCACCAAAAACGAGGCCCGGGAGCTGATGAACCGCTCCAGTAAAAGTAGACAATGAAAAAAGAAGGCCTCCTGTGGTAGAATAAAACTACTACAGGAGGTTTTTGCTATGCCCAGAAAATACAGCCACATTCAGGAACACGAGAAGGAAATAATAGAGCTTCGCAGCCAGGGAATGACTC